CTCACCCGCCGCAAGCCGCTGCGCGAACTGCTGCGCCTGCGCTTGGTTGGCAAACTGACCCGATTGGAGCGCCAGTTGGGCGTTTTGGGCGATTGCAGCGTTTTGTGCGCCCGTGGCCTGCTGACCCGCGCCAAACCCCGCNAGAGCCGCTTGGTTGGCAAANCCGCCCAGAGCCTGTGCCTCGCCTAGCCCCTGCTGACGAGCCGCCATATCAAGGCTAATGCCCTGTAGCGCGGCCTGCGTTCGGAGGTCGTTTTCCTGTTGTTGCTGCTCGGCAATGGCGGCGTTAAACGCCTCGCCACCACGCACCAGACCCTGATTGGCAAGTTGGGTTTCCAACTGCGCCCGTTGGCGCTGCAATTGCGGGTCGAGGCGCGACATGATGGCCTGCTGCGCCGTCATACCAGCGCCAACCGGCATTGCGGCAAGTTGCGAGGTGTCCAACTGCCCTTGAAGTGTTGGGGCAGCGGGGCCACCCTGCGCCGTGCCAAACTGGCCTGCGCCGGTCTGCACGCCGCTAATGCCGCTTGTGTCCAAGCCCTGCAAGTTCAGCCCTTGTGGGCCACCCGCAGCCATGCCGTACTGTCCTGCCGTGGGGCCGAAGTTAACCGGCAGCGCCGACACATCAGAGCGTGCGCGACCCTGCAACTCGGGGGCGGTCGGCAGGTTGCCATAACCGCCAAATTGGAACTGCTGTGCCGGAAGCCCCTGCGGGGTGAAATCCGTGCCGTAAACATTTTGCACGCGCCCGATGGCTGTTTCACCAAGGCCGGACAACGCACGCTCCACCCGCTGCTGCGCCTCAAGGGTCGCCTGTGCCTCGGGGGTCAGGTACTGCTCAATGTTGGGCGTGTCCAAATCCACCATGGAGGTGAACATCTCTTCTGTTGGCTCTACATCGCCCATGTACTGATTGCTGCGATAGCCTTGTCCTGCACGGGTAGCCGCACCCGGCCCCATGCCAGAAGCATCGAAACGACCACCGCCTAACGGCATATCGCCGCCGTAACTTTGCGTGTAGTCCATGCCCTGCTGCTGCGCTCGGGTTGCAACAGGCATACCGTCGGCCTTTGATGCCGTAGGTTCGGGCGTAACGCCGAGGTCAACGCCGCCGCCATACATACCGCCGCCCATGCCGTCAACCGGAACACGGTAGTTACTGTTAGAAACTACACGGTTGGGACTACCGCGATAACCTTCCATTGGCGCACTATCGCCCAGCCGCACGCCACCGCCGCCCGTAGTGGGCTGTGCAGCGCCGCCGCCAATGTTTACAGGGGCGGTTGGGGGCGCGTTACCAGCAGCCGGTGCGCCGGTAGTCTGCGCCTGACGCGCACGATATTGCGCCATTGCGGCATCGTATCCAGCCTTGTCAAACTGCTTGCGCCCGAAGGTCACACGCTGACCGCCAAGCGGGGTCTGGATGTTGGGGTTAGAGATTCGCGCAGTAAGCCGCGCCGCATCTAAGTTGGCTTGCCCTTGCTGTTGCGCTGCACCTGCGTAATCAGGCGCTGGCGGCGGTGCCGGTGATTTTTTTCCCATAACGGTGTCCTAAATAACGACACGCCTCGCGTGTCATGGTCAGGAAAACAATATCACCGTCGGTGTCGGCATCCTTTAGACGCGCTTCCTCGGTGAAACCCATTTTACGCACAAGCCTGATGGCTTTCGCGTTTTTACTGCCCACGGGGGCGATGATTTTGTCAACCCCGCAGACATTGAAAGGATAGTCAAACATGGCTGCAATGTAAGCGGGGGTTAAGCGGTCAGAAATGGCGATGTGGCAAACCACGCTGCGCCCGTTCCAGTTCTCGTAAACCACGCCGCCGACAATGTTCTCTCCCTTGCGCAGTCCGATGGCGTTAGAGCGTTCAGCGTGATACCCGCCGCCCGTATGCCCACAGACCCATTCGCCCACCTCGGGGCCGCTTGTTATATGCCAGCCCATCCGAGTTGATACACCACATCAGTTGAGGCCCATTGAATCGCTAACTTGTTGCTGCTGCTCTGAAACTGTATCGACCCGCAGTAACCAACGCCGGTAACGCCCTGCCAGTTGTTCTGAATCTCAAGGTCAGAACCCCACACAGCCGTATCCCACAACGCGCTGTCCCACAGGGCAGTCAGCGGAGTAGAAAACGATATCGGGGCAACATTGTCTGAAATGTTGAAATCGACATTGATGCCGACCCGCACAGACGGGGTGCCGTTGCTGAAAATGCTAGGCCGTGCGCGTGTAAAAATCTTCTTTACGCCGCGAGTCTCGAAGTAGTTGAAGGCTTGAAGAATCTTGCCGTTTATGTTGCTTGTGTCATCAATGTAGCCGGTGCTACCCGTTGTCCAAGCCTTTGCCACGAAAGTTGCAGCGCCAAAGTACGGAGTGTCGTCAAGAAGCCCAAAGTGAAAAGCGTTCCAGTTTGTAAACCTGCACCACGCCTTCGTGATGTTGTTCATCACAAACTGCTCTTGTGCGCCTTCACGCACCGGNACATTGACGATTAGGGCGTTGTTCTTNGGGTTGTACAACATGCACCACCCGAAGTTGTCCCTATATGCCGCAGCAGCCGCCGCAAACGCACCCTGTATCTTGTCCGATAGCGCGATGTTGGGGTCGAGCCGCGAGGACTGAAGCGCCGAGGCCATCGGAATCAACCCGTCAAGCGTCAGCACCAAAAGGTCGCCGCCGTACTTCATCAGGGAGCGGGTGCCGATAGGCGCACCCACAATCCACACGCCAATCAGCGCCCATGTGGANGCAGATGAGGGGTCGGTGCCACGGTAGACAATNACCTCGCCCTTGTCGGTGACAAATACAAGGTTGTCATCCACGCCGTAGCCAGCGTCAATTGTCCACGAGGCCATCGACACCAACACGCCGCCCAGACGCGCAATGGATGACAGGTCGAGAACCTGTGCCGCGCCGCCAACGCTAGAGGTCGGCAGGTACCACGCTTTTAGCGTGTCCTTCTGGATGAACCACACACGGTTCTTGAAGAGCGTCGGAGAGTTGAGCGTAGTGGTCGTAACGCCCGTAATGGCAGGCGTAGACGCGCCCGTAATGCTCGTCCAAGTGGTGCCGTTGTAAAGATACGGCGTGTTGACACCGTTGGCGGCATACAGGTAGTTGCCGCCTGCGGTCGTGACATTGGTGTATTCCCACTTGGAGTTGGTCAGTCCGCTGACCGCCGCAGCGCCAATAGCACCCGCAGATGTAGCGTTGTAGAACTTGCCATCTGACACCGCCCACAACTGGTCAGAGGTGCCGCCGCTGTAGGTCATCAGGGTTTCTACATCGTCGGGAAACCCCGTGGCGTGCTTCACATAGCCGCCGCGCAGGACAACATTGGATACGCCGGGGAAGTAATTGTCCAACTGCACGGCATCCGTGGGTGCCATGTTGGCGAGAGAATCCCGAGCGTTCCAACCGCCCACGGGCGACGGCAGGCTTGCGACATTTGCCGCAGCGCGTTGAACGAGGCGACGAGAAACAGCCATCAGTTTTCGTACCCGTAGCCGCTGTCAGGGATGTTGTCGTAGCCGATAAGCACCGTGCCGGGACGCGGGGCAAACGAGAGGTTAGCAGCACCCGTATCCTGTGCGACAGCCGTCTCAAGTTCAGCGAGGTAGTCGCGGAAGATGGCGGTTGTATCGAAGCCCTTCGCCTCAAAATACTTGAGTTTGGTAGACAGCACCATCACGCGGTCGGGGTAGATGCAGGTGTCGGTGTCTGCCGTCATCGAAGTCTTGGCAGCACCCGCCGCGCTTTCTGCCCATGCGTTGCTGCGGTACTCGAAGCCGAGCAACTCGCCAGCGTTCATTCCGGGCCAAATCTGGAAGTATTTGCCGAGCAAGCGGTAACGGATGCGGGGGCCGGTCGAGATGTAGCCCGAGAGCAGCCACTCCCATTGTTGCGGCGACTCTGGGCCAAGCATTTCCCAACGCTTGCTCTTGTCCCAATGCGTGCGGTTGACGCTGCTGTAGTAGTCCGAGGGCAGGCCGTACTTGACCTTCTGGAACACCAGACCGCCACCGACCTGCGCCTCTGTCGGCTCGTAGTTGATAGAGACAGCCGAGGGAGACAGCACGCCCGTCACATAGGTGGCATTGGGGATGCCAACGCCCTGCACCTGATAGGTCGAGTCGATGAGCGAGGTATCGGGGATGCCGGTAATGGTATACGCCGAGGTNGTCCATGTACCCGTGGTGCTGATGGCCTCGGTGTAGAAGGTGTGCTGCTTGGTCAGTTCGCGCCAGTCAGCACGCCGCATCAACTCGTACCCCGAGGCGTTCATCAGGGCAAGAATCTGCACCACATCNTGATTGGGGTTACCCGCCACCGTAGCCGGTATCGGTAAACCCAGTTCAGCGGTGACCTGCTGAACCAACGCCAACATGGTTGTGGTGCTCATTCGTTAACTCTCCGCAACGGGTTCCTTCTTCGGGCGACCAGCCTTGCGCGTCATCAACGCTGCCATCTGCGCCTGAAGTTCTGCCAGTTGTTTTTTGGTGTCGTCCAATTGGTTTTCGGTTTCCGAGCGATTTCGCTTTGCAAGAAACGCCTTCGCCTTCTCACGCAAACCGGGGCCACCCATGCCAATGCGCTGCAATTGCGCGTCGGATGCGCTGGCAATCTGCTCTACGGTTTGGAACTTCAGGATGCGAAGTTCCTCAATGTGTCCACGGGTAATGTCGCCGTTGCCATCGGTAAACCAGACATCAAGCGAGGTGCCAATTGCGGGGGCATCCTGCTCGTTTTGCTTCATCTGGAAATAGAGATACTGACGCGGAAACCGCTTCTTGTGCTCTTCATTCATCGGCTGTTCGATGATGGTTGTCTTATCGCCGGGAATGTTGATACGCACAAACGGCTTGCCGTCCCACTTCGGGTCTACATCCTTTGCGATGTAGAACTCGACTTGGAGTTGCTCGTCCGCGTTGAAAATGTCGCTATCTAAAGGCATCGTCGTTTACTCCTGTGGGGAGGTGAGGGAAGAAATCACAGGTTGTTGACCTGTGTTAAGGTCGCAATGACCGAAGGAATCGCAGGCCAGACACTTGTGGCGCTGGCTGCGAGGATTCTAGCGTTGGTTGTGTCCGTTGCCCACATTAATTCAACATAGTGCGTGGGTTCTAACTGGATGATGAAGTTCCACGCCGCCACAAGCCTTGAGGCAGTTCCCTGCAATGCAACGGTGCTGGCGGTGTTTGGAACATTAACGCCGTTCTTACGCAGCCAAATGTAAATGTTAGCCGTGCCGCCTGAAGTCTGGTCTAGTTGCGCCGAGAATTGCACATTGTAGACACCCTGATTAGCCACAACGAGCCGTGAGGTAGGCGAACCGATGGAAACCCCGTTGCTGCTGTCGGTGGTGTTAAAGGTCATCCCGTAGGCGGTATTGATGGACGCTGCTACCTGCAAAGTCGTGTCCGAAAACGAACCGTAGTGCAGGATAGGAACCGACCGCCCAAAGCCCTGCAACTGTTCCCAGAGCGTGTTGCTGACGGCAAAGAACATAGCCGAGCAGTCAGCGTTAATCGTGCCAGAGCCTGCGTTATCAATGCTGCTACCCGTGTCATACGGGTACACCGTGATGGGGTTAGCGGTGCTGTTCTTGACGATGACGGTTGCACCCGCCTCCGTCGGGGGCAGTTTTACGCCCGTGCCAACTGCTGCGCTGTCTACATTGGTGTAAACATAAGTCAATTGCAGCGCGTTGCCTGCCGAAGTTCCAACAGCGGTCGCTGTGCTGGTGCCGTCGCCGCAAATGGAGACGGTCTTGAGACTGTCTACGCCTGCGCCCAGCACCCGTGAGGGTATCGCCATCTCAAGCAGCCAGCGCCATCTTGCGGCGCTCCTCGATGATGGCGGCAATCAACCCCGGCCCCTTGGCCTCAACCGTGATTTCCGGCATCACGGAGTAAATCATCTGGAATTCGTTTGCCTGCTGCGCCATCGCAGCATTGCAGGTGAACTTGCGCTTCTCTGCGCCTACATACACATCCATCGTCGGGCCGGTCATCTCGCCGGTAAACCGCTTGATGCCGTCAGCCCGATTGCAACTGTCGTACCCGTACAACACAAAGTTGCGAAAGCCCAGCAGGTACCCGATGTTGATGGCACGCATCCCCGAGGTGGTGCCGCCGCCGACCGCCAACTTGCCACCGCCCAGCGCCTTCATCTCCGGCCCCTCTGACCACGAGTGCCACAGGACGACCTTGCGCTCTTTCAGCGTGTCAAAGGTAGCCGGGGGGCAGCGGGAGGCAACAAGGTAGGTGGTGTGCGCGTTATGGCGCTGTATACCGCTTGTGCGGTCACGGGGGTCGAGGTTAACCCACAGGTCAGGCTCTATGCCGTTCTCGCACAGNAAGTCGTGTGCGGCNTTTACAGCGACAATCGGGCGACCGGCCTGTCGCTGCGCCCGAATGTCCTCTACGAAACTAGGCATTGACCACCCACTCGCTACACACACGAATGTTCCATCGTGGGTGCAGAGAGCGGGGGCCAACTCTGGCAACCCACGGGCAAGCGACGAGCGNATGTTGGAACANAGTTCCTCCGGTTTGCCAGCCGCCTGCACCGTGAGTTCCAGTTTTTGCATGGTTACGGGGTCGCGTTAGACGGAACCGGGATAACCATGGTGAACGCTGCAACCGCAGTCATAGCCGAGGTAGCCGAGGCNGTCACTTCCGTGACCACGCCAGCGACCAGAGCGCCCGACACGGTGGCATCATCCAACCGGCCTTCGGTGCTGGTGGTGTAGAGGGCAACCGCCGGGAGGCAGGAAGCCGACACATTCACCCGCACCTTGCCGCCCAACTGCACCCAGCCGTAGTAGCCGGACGCAATCGACACCTGCGCGAAGCCGATACGCTTGGTATCAGCAACACGCGCCGTCGTCGCGTTGGTTACGACATTGGATGCAGGGATGCAGACAGCGTTGTACTGCGAGATAGCCGAAGCCGCCTGCACATACACCGCCAAACCACCATCATCGAGCGTCACGACCGTGCCGGGATTAATGGCAGCGGTCGAGTCGGTATTACCGAGAGCAGGGTACGCAAACCCGTTAACAATAACAGTCATTTTCGTATCCCCTATCAGTTAATCAACACGCCGCAGAACTGCGGGCCGGACGAGGTAAGGTTACCCGCCCAACCAATCAGTTTCACGATAGCGTCTTGGTTGACAGCCTGACGGTCGCCGCCAATCGGGACAAAGTTTCTGTCCTTGTGGGGGCGGAACATCAGGTACTTGGTGTTGAGGAACCACATATGGTTGGCATTGCCAACGCCGCCGTTATACGACGACGAACCAATACCACCATCGAGCACCACATCCGAAGCCATGCCAGCGCCGAAATACTTCAGCGAGGCGAAGCCAGCGCCAGCCATGCCCGAACCGGAGTCCGTGATGCGCTGGATGGCCTGAAGGCTCTGGAGGTACAGCCGATAGTAGTTGTTGTCCGCAACGATGAGGTCAGGCTTATCGGTACCACGAATCAACTGCACCGCAACCGAATCCATGTAGCCTTGGATGTTGCTGCTGGTGACAGCGCCCGTGCCGTCGGTCGTAGCCGAGAAGGCCACCGAACGCCAGAACGACCACACCGCACGGTTGATTCCACCATAAGTTCCAGAATTTGGAGAATCAGGCACCGCGGCTGAGAGTCCGGTCAAATTTTTCCCAGCATTCCCGGTGCCGTCACCGTACAGGTCACCGCTGATGCGGTTCGCCAGTTGCGCCTCGGCAACCTCCATACGACCGTCAAGCAGGTCGATGATGGCTTCCTTACCCGAGTTCTGAATCATCTCCAGACCCGAGATAGACACAGCAGACGCATACTGCGTGATGCTGAACTGCGCCGCACTACCAAATGTTCACAAGGTTTCGTTACTTCCTTGCCGCCCTTTCGGACTGCTGCATATTTCTATGCAGAGCAGACTATCTCACAACCCTTTCGGGTTCTTTGCACTTCGAGCCACTTGGCCCTACGAGGAGTCACCCTCTAGTCGTTACGCCTTCCCTTTCGGGCTTGGCTCGGTGTTGCCTTCAACTAAATGGTCAGGGTTCCACCGAATTCACAAAGTTCATTCAATGCAAATTTCTTTGCAAGGCCACTAGTATGTCAATGGGACTATTTTGACCGACATTCAACACCTCGTACCCGGAGTACGAATTGGTGTTGTTGGTGGTGGTGTCGTTGTACATGATTTCTTGCAAAATCACATTACCACCCGAGAATGTTTTCACATTCCCACGCTCTTTCAAACGACGAAGCAACGCATTGTTGTTCGTGACATT